ATGAAAATTGGTGCCCCCCAGATGAAGCTAACAGCCAGACAAGTAGAGACTTCCAAGCCAAAAGAGAAAGCTTATAAACTTTCTGACGGAGGGGGCATGTATTTAGAAGTTGCTCCGAATGGTTCTAAGTATTGGCGTATGAAATATAGATATGCTGGTAAAGAGAAAAGGCTGGCTTTAGGTGTTTACCCATCAATATCACTCGCACAAGCTAGGGCGAAAAGAGAAGAAGCCAAGCGCATACTAGCGTTAGGTGATGATCCATCGTTGGTAAAGAAAGCCGAAAAGCGAGAAAAAGAGTCTCAGGTCAATAATAGCTTTGAGAAAATCACGCTTGAATGGCATGACTATAAAAAGCCTAATTGGTCAAAAGGTTATGCGGATGATTTACTAGAAGCCTTCCAGAAAGATATCTTTCCTTATATTGGTAAAGTTAGCATTACGGAAATTAAACCGTTAGATATGTTAGAAGTGCTTCGGAAGTTAGAAAAACGCGGCGTATTGGATAAGCTTAAAAAGATAAGACAGGCATGTAACCAAGTATTCCGCTATGCAATTGTGACAGGACGGGCTGAGTATAATCCTGCATCAGAATTAGCTGGCGCATTGTCTACACCGAAAGCAAAACATTTCCCTCACCTAAATGTGAATGAATTACCTGAGTTTTTACAGGCACTATCTGTATGTAGTGGAAGTAAGATCACTCAGATTGCGACAAAGCTATTAATGATAACAGGTGTTCGTACTATTGAGCTTAGAGCTGCTGAATGGTCAGAAATTGATTTTGATAAAGCTATTTGGGAAATTCCAAAAGAACGTATGAAAATGCGTCGCCCTCACATGGTGCCATTATCTACACAGGCCTTAGAATTATTCAAAGAAATACAAACCATAACAGGAAAGTTTAAGTATATCTTTCATGGTAGGAATGATGCTTCTAAGCCAATGAGTGAAGCGGCCATAAATCAGGTTATAAAGCGTATTGGTTATGATGGCAGAGCCACAGGTCACGGATTCAGACATACAATGAGCACCATCCTACACGAACAAGGCTATAACACTGCATGGATTGAGACTCAACTTGCACACGTTGATAAAAACTCTATTCGTGGAACGTATAACCATGCTCAGTATATTGATGGCCGTAGAGAAATGCTTCAATGGTACGCTGATTATATGGATACTTTAGAGAACGGGGATAATGTTGTGCACGGTAACTTTAAACGTGCTTAACCCACCAGCAGACACATACAGAACCAGACAGTAAAATGTCTGGTTTTTTGTGTTTATAAACTGTGAACTGTATAAATAGACAGCTAATATATCCTTTAGTAGACTTATGTAGACCATAAAGAATAAAGCTATGCCTAGGCTGATCCCCGAAAACTAGTACACCTCTACTAGCTGGCATAGCTCCTACATAATGAGGGCGTGAGGTGGCGTTGTGAACAGACAAGAAAGATGGAAGGCTGAAATAAAAACATTGCAAGAACAACTAGATACAATGCAAGGTTTATACAACTGCTTGATGGAAATTAAGCCTGAAGCCGAAAAAATTATAGGCCTTGTTGATGTTGATAAATATGATGAGTTGACTAAAAACTTTCACCCTATTGAATATTATGTATCAATTAAAAAGCGGCTTGAGGTTTTAGATATAATCAGTGGAATCAATGAAATAAAGAATGAAAGCTATGAAGAATATCTCAGTGAATTTGACTTTAGTGGTGATGAAAGTATAGATAGTCATTTTCCCTCTGAAATTGATGATGTAGATACAGACTCCCCTATGACTTTAGAGGAATATAATGAAAATAAACAATCAACAGTCATTACGGACTTTCAAGAGATTGCTTATTTTTTCTCAATGCTTATAGGTGGTGATGCGGTAACCCTAAGAGAATACGATAAAAAATATGTTGATTTCTTAAATGAGCCTATCAGGATTTTTGATGCTAAAAGTATAGCTTTTTCTAATAGGTATTCGGGTGTGTTTGGTGGTGGAATGGATAATGAAAAGTACAATACCATTATTACGGATTGTATCAACAACGAAAACTCTAGTGAGTCTTTGCTAGAACTAAAGAAAATCCCTCATGGATATGGATGGAGAAACTCTGACTTTGATGGTTCAAGTAGAATATGGGCAGAAATTGACTTGAACACTCCTGATGATATCTTGATTGATTATTTCAGAGGATGGTTAAAGCATGCCAGAGAGGATTATGCTAATTCAAGAGATGTAAAAATTGATAAAAAAATCAAACACGGCATCAAAAAAAGTACTACTGATAAATGGTATAAGCATCGTTTACTTGCGTATTTAGATATGAAAATTTTGTTAGATTTTTATCAGTTACAATTAACTCAGAGTAAATTTGCGGAAATTTTATATTTTGATGTTTTTGATAGCGATACTACAGAGCGCTTTAGAAAAACATTAATGCCTATTGTTAAGGAAATAATGTCTGATAAATATTTAGATAATTTTTCTAGGAAGGTGTTATCGGAAATTTTATGATCAGGTTCTTTACCGGAAGAAAATATAGGTAAAATAATTCCGGAAAACTTTTAGCTTTTTTTCGTCCCTGTATTAACTGGATGGAATGCGACAATATCAAGTTATCACATGGTATTAGATAGTATTTCAATAGTTAGTATAGGAGGCGGTATGCAAGCAATTTCTTCAACAATAAAAGAAAATCTTATTCGTTTGCCTGAAGTGATACGACGTACAGGCTTTTCTAAGCCATATCTATACAAATTAATTTCTGATGATAAGTTTCCTAAACAAGTCAAAATAGGAGCTCGTTCTATTGCTTTCGTCGAATCAGAAGTAGATGAATGGATTGCTAATAAGATTGCTGAATCACGTTCTGGTGAGGTGGCATAATGGAAAAGAAAAACCGCCCTTGCGGAGGCGGCTTTGATATCAGTAATGATATTGGAAATTGCCCCTCCATTATACCCACCAGCAAAAGAAAACGCACGCCTAAAAAACACCGTGCCCGTTTATATATGTTATGTACTGGCATTAATGGCTTTACCGAGAATGAAATATTAATTCATTGCCGTTTATCGTCAGGCCGTAATTACCCGAATGAATTAGAGCGTTTATTGAATATCGAACTAGAACGCATTGATGAGCCTAATCCTGATGGTATCGGATCACATTATCGTTACCGCTTTAAAACGGCTCAAGATGTGCAGAAGGTTATTAACTTAATAAATAAACGTGCTGAACAAGGTAATTACCAACCCATAGATAACGCACTCATAAATAATATTTTAAGCCTGTACCCGACAAAATAACGGAATAAGAAAATGAAACTAAAAAATAACAGCTTAAATGCTGGTGGATTCGCTCACCCTGAAAACCAAGTGGCTAATACTTTTGATAATTTAATTCCTGTTATTAATAACAATATTAACGGTAAAGAAATTCAAACAGTAAGTAGCCGTAAATTACACTCATTCCTGAAAGTTGGCCGTGATTATACGAGTTGGATTAAAGGACGAATTAAACAATATGGCTTTGTTGAGAATATTGATTATATCGTTGTAGAAAATTTGAGCTCACCAAAACGGGGGAGCGCAAAATTTAGACAGCAACTTGAACATGATTACATTGTCAGCCTCAACATGGGTAAAGAGTTATCTATGGTTGAGCGCAATGACCAAGGAAAGCTAGCCCGTCATTATTTCATTGAATGCGAGGAACGATTACGCAGGATCGCCCCTGAAGAACATAAAGCCGCTATACAGAACTGGCGTAAAAACCGCGTCGCAGCTTGTGAAGACCATAAAAGCATGACTGAGGCTATGAAAGGCTATATTGAGCGTACAGGTGATAGCCAGAAAGGCTTTGCATATGGCAATGAATCGCGCTTTATCAATAAGCTGGTGTTAGGCATTGACCCGATAAAGTGGGCTAAAAACAAAGGGATCAAATCTAAAGAAGTCAGGGATAACATGAGCACAGAGCAGTTAAAACTATTGGCCTACTTAGAGGCTCGTAATTGTGCTTTCCTTGACTTAGATACACCTACAGCGCAGAGAAAGGCGCAATTAGCTGAGTTGGCGCAACGTTGGTTAGTTCAGCGTTTGGAGGCTAACTAATGACGGCTATTAACTTACAAATGTTTGGTACACCCAAAGCGGTGTATCAAAGTTCAAATATTAATCAATTATCCCCAGAGTTGGGGAATATTGCCTACCAAGTGAATAATTCCCTACTGGCAGGTAATAACGTAAGTTCAACTTACACCACGACTAATACTGTAGCTTTAAACTACGGTATTACGGGCAGTCAATCAGCGAAAATTTACGCCAATCAATCAGGGCAATATTTCTCAGGTTACAAATCTGCTGATATTTTGCGCTACTCAAATTTGAGTCACTCAAAACGTGGAGAATTTACATTATTTATTAAAGGTGATTTTTCTCACCTTTCTAAAGTCGGGAAATCTCGCTATTTATCGAGTGAAATTGAGTTTTTTGAGTCCATAAAAAAGGGCGGCCAATCGGCTACCCTTGGGAACGTCGATATTAAATACCGAGCAAGTGAGAACTATAAGAATAGTATTCATCTTGTTATCGGTAAAGATGACAACCTTGAGTTAATACAAAAATGTGCAACACATCACTTGCACTTATGGGTAATTGTTGGCTATAGTGATCGGGCACTAGCAAAATCTAGTGTCAGAATTGGCGTTCTGAATCAGTTACTGGCGACACATGACGCGCCTTGCGTCTTTTTTTGTGTCCATGCCTACGCACACCCATTAAATGCGGTATTATATCGCGCTGAATCTATGGTGGCGGCAGCAGAGCAACCGAAAGGTTGGCTGGATTCCAGTAACTCCAGTAACGCCAACTCTACTGTCGTCACCACCCCCGAAATTGGCGTTTCAAGTGGTGACTCCTTAACTAAGTTACTGGAGATCATCGTTATGATGGCAACCCCTACCCAAACTCAATTCAAATTTTTGTTTCTGAGTATTAAACGTTCAGATACAACCGCTAAACCTTGTCGTATTGCTGTTACAGCACCGAATGAACACGATGCAAGACTGATGCTTGTACGTGATTATATCCTGTCATTCGCTGGTCGCTTACCTGTTAAGGAGGTGGCTCATGCGTAACCCTCAACCTAACGATTTCTACACGCATAAAAATAATAGCGAAACCGTCAAAGTTCTATCAGTTCAATTTAACCGTGTGACCTTTCAGCGAGACGGCTTTGATAGTCCTGTCATTGTTCCATTAAGCCAGTTCAGCAACGAATACATTTATTCGGGGAGGGCTTAATTATGGACCGTTATCCAGAAAACTATAAGCGTATTCAAGCCGAAATTTCGAACATGTTAGGCAATGACCTCCTTTTATCTTCAGAAGAACGCAGCCGTGACCGATTACTTAGGGTTCGAAAAGGTATGGCTCATATTCTTAGTGAAGTATTTCCTCTAATTGATGATCCAAAAAAACAAGAACTCTATTACTGGTTGGAAGCCATTAGCCGTATCAGTGGCGCAGAAGCCGTAGACGCTAAATCGAAGGGGGAAGCATGAGCAAACCTATTCCATTGGACAGAGCTGCATACAAGGCGCAGCAAAATAATTCATTACTTGCCGTTATCTTAGAGTTAGCAAGTAAAGATTGTTCGCGGGAGTTAATCGACCTCGTTTCTATTGCGTATGACTTTAATGCGGAAATATGTGAATCCCTCGAGGAGGCGACCAAATGAAAACAATCAAATTAAATGTTGGTCACTTATCTACCTTGGAAGAAGTCGAACACATCAACGAAGAACTTCAAGCGTTGTTAATCCCGCTGTTAACGGCTGTAGAGAATGAAGCTGAGACGGATACACATTTTATGCTGAGAGCAGTCAACCGCTTAGTGTGTGCTCAAGGAAAAGAAATCACAAGGTTGGTGGAGGTGATGAAATGAGACAAGTCACTATCAATGCCACCAGCTTAAGTCCATTCATGTATCAAGGTAAGCGAGTTGTCACCTTTGCCATGATTGACGAGGTACACCAACGCCCAACAGGTGCGGCTAGAAAATCATTTAATGCTCACCGTCAATATTTTACTGAGGGTAAGGATTTTTACCGCCTAACTGGACAGGATTTAGAACTGTTTAAACTTTGCGCGTCCATAAAACGGACGCACAAATATTCACCCATTAGTGATAAAGCCCGAGAAGTAACACTGATTACTGAATCGGGATACTTGCTAACCGTGAAGCCATTTAATGATCCACTTTCTTGGCAGGTACAAAACCAGCTTATCGATGCATATTTTCGACTGTCTGAATTCCCTGAATTACAGCACATCAACATACCCACACTGGCAGAACTTGAAGCCATGCCAATTGGTGAGGCTCAGAACTTGATTAGCCGCTTAGAGGCTGACTCTTATCAAGGGCACGGTAGGCGTGGCAGCTATGCCATGAACCTACGTCGCAAAGAGAAGAAAGCACTTAAACCAATGGTAATCGCCATTGAGCAAGCCTCACAGCTACACATTCAGGATATGGGAGATTATCACTCATGAGAACGTTTCTAATTGCAGGTTATGGCACAACACTAAAAGGCCTAACGCTAGGCATTAACAAGCAAGTGATATCTGCCAGCCTAAAAGATGCTCAGTCACAAGTGGTGCGAGAGGCGCAACGTGACGGTTTAATTGATATCCGAATCAACTATGTGCGTGAGGTGAAGTAATGACGCAAGAACAGAAACGTGAAATAGAGCAATTACTAGAACCGCACCAGTTAAAAGTATTAATGCTAATCACCTTACTTTCTACGTGGTTGGAAGCAGAGGAATGCGATGAAACCAGAAACATGATCTGGGCTGTATTGACTGTTGTTTATTCAATTAGGGATGAAATGAACGAAGCAGTAGAGGGTAAGTAATGAATATTTCTAATATTAACGCATTCGAACACAGTGAACAGGGTGTGATCCTCATTACTGAAGCAGCCAACCAAGAGGCTATCAGCTATACCGAAGCATTAGAGGCATTAAACGATGGTAGCTTTGATGGTGATCTGATTTTTGGCTTTGAATTGGTTTTAGCTATATCCAAAGGAGAGCGTGACGGCTTTTTTAATCCAACTAATCAGCAGCGTGTGATCTTGTGGCGTTGGATTGTAGCCGCTTCGTTTGTCGCAGAGCAAGCAGACAATAACGGGACGCATCAAGTTGACAACGGCAGAGGTAAAACCATTACCGCCGCTATTTATCGCAACAAACATGCAGCGTTAACCGTCTATGCCGCAAGCGAGCGTATGTTACTAGCTAATCACATTGAGGGCGCTGCTTATGAGCACTATGGGGCAGAGAATGGCGCAATTACGGCAGTAAATATATATAGGGATTTTATCAATCTTGAGCCTAAACGCGGTTGCCGACTATCAGAACGAGGGCGTGAGGGGTTATCTGTTCTTCATGATGATCTAATTAGGGCGATAGAAGATGGTGAATTTAGCGACACCGTAACCATTCATTAAAAGGACGCAATGACATGATAACGAAGAATTTTAAAGTTAATTCACTAGCGAATAGCTACGCAGCTGCTATTTACCACGATATTACCACACGTAATGGCGGTGATTGGTTTTCGATGAAGGTAGGCAACAAAACGATTGAAGTTGCCATTATTGACGGTGTGAAAGGTATTCGAATGCTCGTTGATAGCTATTTGTTGAAAGCCTTAAAAGGGCAATATCCCACATGGGAGGCAGTTGCTATTAGCTTGATAGAGCAATGTGTCATTAATGGATATGTCACAGGTTATGGTCGAGAGGTGTGGCAAAGCATGATTAATGATATGGGCGACTCTTTAGCTGATAAGGGGGCGTTTCAATGAAGCCGATTGATGTTATCCGTGAGGTGAAGCTGAAAGCTAACGGACAATGGCAAGCCATATTATCTCACCTTGGGGCAGAAGTGCCCCTAAATACGCACACAGCTTGCCCTGCTTGTGGTGGTAAAGATCGTTTTAGGTTCGACAACAAAGACGATAACGGCACGTTTATTTGTAATCAGTGTGGTTCAGGTGATGGGTTGGATTTAGTGCAAAAAATATTAGGTGGCAGTGTGACCGAGGCAGCGTATGAGGTTGCTAACATAATTGGCATTGATACCCGTTCAGCATGTCCACCAGCCTACCGCTGTTCTGAGATAAAAGCACAACAAGACGAACTGAAAGCACAGCAAGCCGAAAAACAAGCTAACGAGAAGAGAGAGAAGCATAAACGCTTTATTGAACGGTATAACCGCACTATTGCCAATGTTCAACGTGGGGGATCTGACTATCTCAAGGCTAAGGGGCTGCATGGTTTTGAAATGGATTTATTACAGGACGGTTCTCTTATCATTCCATTATTGGACGCTGGTGGCGTTATTACTGGCGCACAAACTATTAAGCCTAATGGTGATAAGCGTTTACTGTCAGATAGCTCAAAGTCAGGCAGTTATTACCCCATCAATGAGACTGTAAACGTCTCTACGGTGATTATCACTGAAGGATTAGCAACCGCCCTAACGTGTCACTTAATCCAACCAGAAGCGCACACAGTTGCGGCAATTGACGCGGGAAATCTCATTCATGTAGCTAAGGTAATGCAGGTTAAGTACCCAGAGAGCAAGATTATTATTGCTGGTGACAACGATATTAAGCCAGACCAAGACAATACAGGGAAATTAGCGGCAGAAAAGGCGGCTAAGGCGGTTAATGGTGTCGCTGTTTTACCCCCAACTGACGATAAAGCCGATTGGGATGACTACCGCCTATCACACGGTATTGAGGCGGCAAGACAGGCATTTAATGAAATATTAGAGCAGCAAGGAGGCAAGGTGATGATAGAAACTAGGGTAAGCAATGAAGTCGTTAAACCTGACCCAATGAAGCCACGCATTGAATCACGTAAAGAGGGGGTATTTCTTGTTACACCGAAAGCCGACAAGGAAACAGGGGAAATCATCAATCATGAGCAGTGGTTATCAAATGCTATCAAGCGGATCACTAAAGGTGTTAATGACCTCAATCAAGAGTATTTGATTATTGAGTGGGGGAATAACAATGTTCAGGCAATACCGACAGGCGATATAGGAGAGCGTGAAGGATGGCGCACATTAAAAAACGCGGGGTTATTTGTCACAACCAAATCAGGATTAAGACAGTCGTTTTCTGATTGGCTGTTACGTCAACCATTCAAAGAGGACTGGAGTATTACGAATAAATCAGGTTGGCACAAAGGCGCATATATCATGCCCGATGGTTCAATTATCGGCACACCTGAACAACCGATATTTTTTAACGGACAAAGCGCAGCAGCAACTGCCTACAAAGCAAGTGGAACGGTGGAAAGCTGGCGAAATGATGTAGCGCGATTGGCTAACGGTAATAGTTTTATGATGTTTACGATTGGCGCCGCATTATCTGCACCGATGACGAGTCTTACGGGGTCTGACAGCTTTGGTATTCACATTTACGCTCAATCGACAGCAGGGAAAAGTACCACGGCAGATATGGCCGTGAGTTTATACGGTGATCCTGATTTACAGCGCTTAACATGGTATGGCACTGAATACGGTATGACTAACGAAGCTGTAGCGCACAATGACGGACTTTTGTATTTGGATGAAGTCGGACAAGGGGCAGACCCTAAACACGTCTACAAATCGGCTTACACGCTGTTTAATGGCAAAGGTAAGATCCAAGGTGCGAAGGAGGGCGGTAATAGGCAAGTTCAAAGCTGGCGGACAGTGGCCATTAGTACAGGAGAAAAGGACATTGAGACCTTTTTATTAAGTTCGGGTGTGAAAGTCAATGCAGGGCAGCTAGTACGATTACTCAACATCCCTATTGAACGCGCCACTGAACTACATGAATGTGAAACAGGGAAAGCCCACGCAGATTTAATTAAGATAAATTGCCGTTCTAGCTATGGGGCCGCAGGACGTTATTGGATTGAATATCTATCAAATCATAAAGATGAAGCTAAAGAAGCCTATAGAACTGCACAACAACGCTGGAGTAAATTAATTCCGAGCAGTTACGGAGAACAAGTTCATCGAGCCAGTGATCGATTCGCTACTATAGAAGCGGCTTTGATAATGGGCCGTGTGATTACTGGCTGGAATGAACAAGATTGTAAGGATGCTGTTCAAGCCGCGTTTAACGCTTGGATTGCTGAGTTCGGCACAGGTAATAAAGAGATTGAACAGATTAAAGATCAGACGATCGCTTTTTTAAGTACGTATGGAATGAGTCGATTTGCTCCATTGCCTTATGATGAGCAATCTTTACCTATTAGAGAACTTGCAGGGTACAGAGTTAAATCAAACACGCAGGATGAAGCGCCCATATTATTTTATACATTGCCAACAGTATTTAAGAACGAGATAGCCAAAACGTTCAATACGGACACTTTCGCTGATGCCCTGCATAAACTAGGTATTTTAAAAAAGCCTTCCAATGGGAAAGGATATCAAGGCAGAACACCACGTTTGAAACATTTAGGTAACATTCAGCAACGCGCCTATATTTTGATGCTTGTTCCTGATGAAGAAGAGGAGTGATTTCTTTCACGTCAGGAAAAAACGCTAATTATGGTTGTCTCAGTTGTCTCAATAAGAGAATAGAAAAGGTAACTTATTAATATTTATAGTTATTATGATTATTTCCTGAGACAACCCTGAGACAACATAAGCCCGTTTTGAGACAACCTAAGGCGTTTTTGAGACAACGTTGAAAAGTTTAGGTTAGCCCTTGGTTGGTTAAAAAAAGTGGGTTAGACAACCGAATCAAAGACTGAGACAACACGGTGATGAGAAAATAACCCTTAAAAATCAAGTCATTGTAAAAATGAGGCGTGAGTAATCATGAGATTGAGACAACTCAAAATCATCAAGTTGTCTCAGAAAAAAATATTTAATATAGCTTAATCAATAGTTTGCAAGTGTTGAGACAACTGAGACAACTGAGACAACCCCTGATCGCGTATCTAATAAAAAGTTTTTTGAGGAAAAAGAAATAATGGTCAGAGTGACTTTCTTATTAAGAAAAGATAACAATAATGTAACCCCCCCACCAGCAACGAACACACCAAAAAGCGCACGGACTAAAAGGTCACAGGAAGCCTCGCAGCAACCGAAGAAGAAAAATAAGGCAGATGCTCACGCTAAAAAGAAACAACACCGTATCGACCGCATAGCGAAGCACTGGACGATATTTAATGAGCCAGAGGCTAAACCACTGATGATAGGTATCAAGGAAGTCATGATTGCTGAGGTTAAAGATAAAGGGTTGGATATTCCAGAGAGCCATATTAAACAGGGATTACGATCATACATTAGTCGTAAAACCTATCTGAAAGTCCTTACTCTGGGCGGTAATCGTTTTGATATGAACGGGCAGCCTAAAGGAGAAATCACACCTCAACAACAAGCATTAGCAAAACAAATGCTGGTGGAATGGGCTAAAAAATAGCAAGGTAACAACCGTCAAAGCACAAACTGAGGTGGTTATGTATAATTTGCCTTATCAACTAAAAGGATCATCAAATGAAAAAAATCATGATAACGGCCCTATTGGCTTTATTTTTATCGGGATGTGATAACAACCCGCCAGCACCCTACGGATTTAAGTGGGGGCAGTCGGTGGAGGATATACAAAAGTTAAACTTAGAAGGTGATGGATGTCAGTTCCCCGTGTGTCAGGTAACAAAGACTCCAAGCGGAGTTATGGGATCAACCGTATTAATATTTAATAAAAAACTAGGGCTGGTTCAAGTGTTGCGCTCTGAGGTACTGAGTGAAACAAACCAACAAGAGATAATGAAGAAGTTTAACAATGCTGTTGATGAGGTGAATGTAGCATATGGTGTTCCGACAAATAAAATAATTAAAATTGATGATGAATCAAACTTTATTGATTGTTTAAATAAAATAGGTTGTAGCAAGATAAAGGCTGAATACGACAAAGAAGGTTACAAAGTGTTAGTCTCAGTTGGTATTAGAGATAAGGATGGTAAGCTAGCCATTCTAACCAACTATGCAAAACCTCTAAATTAGCCTTTATCTAGAAAATAAAAGCCGACCTTGAGTCGGTTTTTTTGCCTTCATTACTTCAATAGCATTAATTTTTATAGAAAATATTCCTATTTTGTATCTATTTGCACCAATTAACTATTGTTTATTTTTTAATCTAATTTATAATTATATTGTATAAATTTACAAGGTGGATAAATAAACATGGATAAGCAAAAAAGAACCTTCAAGCCAGTGTCAATTGATAGTGAAATAATAGAACGCGTCAAAAAGTTTAAAGAAAAACAGGGTGAAAAAGATTTTTTCATTCAACGAGCACCTATTAGTCAATTAATTCAAGGGTTACTAATTAATGCCTTACATAACGAGGGATTCTAATGGAAAAATTACAACGGTTAGCAAGCACTATAGCCCAGATTTATGTTGATAATTTAAAAGCTGAAACAGGAGAAACATTAGTAACTTATAACGGTATCACAGGCAAAGTTACCCCTGAATTACTGGCCGCTGGGTTGTTTGATAATGCGGTATTTGCGGTTAAAGCGGATGGAGAAGAGATTGACGTTGAAGGTAAGGCGTATGATTTACTATCCCCGTTAATTAACTTATCAACAAAGCCTTACTCCCTAACGGAACAGGCATATAAATTGATTAATTTTCTAAATGTGCAGGCACTAAAAGCAGGAAGCACTTTATCAACCTTATCAGTTGTACATTAATCACAGGGAGAAAATTATGTATCATGGCGAAGGTTACACAGTATATGTAGATGCCGATACGGCTGGCCTTCTTGAGGCTAACCGTGAAATCGAAAAAGCAAGAAGAAAAATAAATGATTTAGGCAATGAAGCAAACACCACAAGCAAATCATTTACTCAATTCAATAAATCAGCAATCGCGGTTTCCAGTGCGTTAAAAATGCCTGAAATAAACCGCTTATCACGTCAAATGAGTGAATTGGCGGGGCAAATTGGCGCCGCTTCAATGGCAACAGATAAGGCAACGACTGTTAACGCGCGTTTTACAGGTGTGATTAGCAATGTGTCTGGGCTACTAGGGGCGGGATATGTTTCTAATATTGGTAGCGCTACTGTTTCGCTCTTGCAACATACTCAAGGGGCAATTAATGCCACACAAGCCGAGGTTTTACATACTCGCGCTATTCAAATGAAGGCTCAGGCATTGCAAGCTGCTGCCTCCCAAGAAGTGATTAACGCCAAAAATCTTAAAGCATCAACACAAGCAGAATTAAAAGCAGCTCAGGCAGCGTTAGAACACGTTTATTCATTAGAAGGCTCTAATGATATCAAGCAGCGTAATTTAGAGTCACTGAGGGCACGACAGGCAGCAGTGCTCAAGGATGCTGAAATAACTTATCAAATGACTGCGAGTGAAGAAAATTTACAGCGAGTGACTAAAGCCAGTAATGCGCTACATGCTACGGAAACTAAAATAAAAACGCACTTAGCTACAACCGGAAAAGAAATTGCGCTTGTTGAGGCTAGAGTCGCTAAAGCAAAAGAAGCAGAAACACTAGCAACTCAAAAATTAAATGCGGCATTAGCATTAGAGCAAAAAGCGAAAGCCACACTAGCCACTACAACAGACGCGGTGACCGTAGCTAATGGTCGCGCAGCCCAAGCGGCTAGAAGTCAATCTATTGCTATGCAAGGATTGCGAGGTGTTGTGGGGTTATTAGGTGGCCCAACGGGTGTTTTTATGTTGGCTACTGCTGGCGTGTATGCGCTATATAACGCGATGAATGATGACACCGCAACGAAAGAGTTTAATGACAGAGTAGATCAGTGGATTGATAAAATTGACGAACTGTCAGCCAAACAGGCTCGCGCTGTGGCTAACCGCTTAGGCGAGAAAATAGCGGAAACAACCACAGAGTTAGATGGGCAAAAAGAAAGTCTTGAAGCTGTAAATAAGAAGTTGCGAGATCATAGAGAAGAGCTTGGTAGAATTAAACAAGCAGCTAATAAGCTTAAAGAGCAAGATGGGGAAATAGGTGCTACTTATACGCTAGATAGCTATGTTGACGCAATCAGGGAACTAACCAAGAAACAGCAGCAGTATGAGCTACTTATTTCCGAGGGTGAGCAGAATATTCGTCGCTGGACGGTATCACAAGGTAAAGCCGCTAATATTGCAAAAGAGAGAGCAAAACAAACAGACGAACTCAGCAGAGCGGAATTAATTTATCAACGCCAAGCTAAAGGGATAGTTGATGCTAACCAACAATTAGCTAGATCACTAGAGCTAGGCAGTGACGCAGCCGTTAAGAAAGAACAAGCCATCAAAGAGTTAGAAAAGGCTTTAATTGCTGATGGTTTTGTTAAAGACTCCGAGTTATTTAAACAAAAAATACAAGAGTTAACGGATGAACTTGATAAGAAGGCAAGTTTAAACCTTGCTAACTCTCTTGCTGAAATAGAGCAACGAACACAAGCCCTCACTATTGGCATGAAAGACGGTAAGCCGGCACTGGATGAATACAATGCCTCGTTATTGCTTATGCAAATGGGGATAAAAAAAGGTTCGGCTACCTACAATACCGAACTCCCGAAAGCGATAGAGGCAATACGCAATTTACGTGAAGCTCAAGAAGCCGCACTAAATAGCAAATCAAATGCTAACAAGTCGTTGAAAGCGATTAATAAGGCAAATGATGCCATTAAAAAACAACAGCAACAGACTGAGACGTTAAGAAAAGAATTTGAATTATTGAGTTCTGGCGCAGCTAACGTAAATAGAGAGATGGCTATTTTTAATGCTGTTCAAAGTCTGGGTGCTGATGCCACTGATAAACAAAAGAAAGCTATTGCCGAAGAGGCCGCTGAGGTTTTCGACCTTAAGCAGAAAGTCGATGACTTTATTAAGTCACAAGAAATCACACCAGAGTTAAAACTTGCAAGAGCATTTAGACAAGAATCTGAAGAGCTTAAACGCATGTTTGATAATGATTTCATTGATGAAGAAACGTTTAAGGCGTTAGGCAATAAAGCAATGAAGGCATTTGATGCTGGAATGGCTGAAATAAAAATAAACGCGGTTATTGACCCAATAACTGAAGCTAAAGGGCAATATGACCCTGTTCAGCAACTCAAAAACGAACACGAGCGTAAACTTGCACTTATTCGTGAGTTTGAAACAGAAAAAGGCGCTATTACTCAGCGTGGCTTAGAGTTAATGAATGCCGCTAATACTCAATATGAGCAAGACCGCATGAATGCTCAATGGGAGATATGGCGCAATCAAAGCCAAGCAAATCAATTCTTAGCTGATGGGTTGGACGCATTAGGACAACGCTCTACTAACGTACTCACAGGGCTATTAACTCAAACACAATCCCTTAACGATGCTTTCCGTAATGTCGCCTTAACCATCGTAGACCAAGCCGTTGGCGCTCTGGTTCAAATGGGTATGCAACAGGTTAAGAATATGGTTACTGAAAGTGCCATGCGTAAGGCTTCCAATGCTCAAGCTATAGCGGAGGCTACAACTACTGGCGCAGCAATTACAAATGCTATGGCTCCAGCCGCAGCGACAACCAGTATTGCCACTATGGGGTCTGCCGCTACATGGGGTATGGCAGCAATGGCAACAGCTATTCCCGCTATGATTGCGCTTGCTGGTGCTCGTAAAAATGGTGGACCCGTAAATGCTGGCTCTATGTATAGAGTGGGTGAAGGTGGGAAGCCTGAGATATTCAAAGCATCTAACGGTAGTCAGTACATGATACCGGGCGATAATGGTCGAGTTATTAGTAATCGACAAATGGGTAAAGGTGGCAACGGTGTCAGTATGGGTGATATGCACTTTACATTCCAAGTTCAAGCACCTAATGGCATCACTCAAAAGGAAGCGCAACAGATACAGCAAATGGTGAGAGGTACGGTTTATGACGTACTTGGTAACGAAATGCGTAGCGGTGGTGCTTTGGAAAAAGTAAGAAAGTGGTAATTAAAAGCATGGATAAAAACCATAATAGGGCAGATTTCTGCCCTTTATAGTATTGAAGGGTACATAATGATAAAGATAAAAGTATCTAAAAGGAAAGGTCGCAATCAATCATTTCTACAATATTGCCAGCATGTAGATCAACGAGTATCACGGGCTATGCAACGGTTTCTTTTCGATGCTGGAGCACAATCCGCAATTTATACGCCTATCGATACATCAACATTGATTAATAGTCAGTTTAGGGATGTTACTGTTAATGGTACAAAAATAACGGGACGTATTGGTTACTCCGCCAGCTATGCCGTTTATGTGCATGATCCGAAAGTTAAGCAGAAATTTAAACGACCAACAGCTAAAAAAGAGTTCTTGAAAAAAGCGGTCGAGGAAACGCTACCTAATTTAACTAAGTATATTCATGAAGAGTTGAAGAGTTAGCCTTCATACTTTCGTGAACAGTACGCGCGTGGAAGGAAATATGCAAAAAACAACCAAAAAGAAACCAACCATTATTTTTATGATGTACCGACAATGCGCCTAATTGTGACGTGTGAACAATCCATCAACATTCACATAAGAGCCGATAGAGTAACAGGGGCAATCATGAGGAGTTTGTGAGGCAAGCAATCATTGAGAAGCTAAAAAAAGCAACAGCACAAATAGCTAAATCGCTATATGTATGTGTAAATAACTTGGTTATAGCTATATATATTGTGTTTACGTTAAAAAAATAGACAGGTAATTACAAGCTCATAATGATTAGCCCCTAGACAAGATAAATATATTCAGTATTATTTATCTCAACAGTGCCCCTCATAACCTCTACGTAGAACGGAGAAATCTGGTTTGCGATACGTTTGGGGCTTTCTTTTATCTACTATCTGATAATTTTCCATGCTGCTATGCACCCTCTAAAACCTCATCTAACGTATTTTGACCAAATAAAAAAGCTAGAAAAACGAGGAATGAGTTTTGAGGATCTACCTCCTGAGCAGGCGGTAAAGAAAATAATGAATATTGGATATTACAGGCTATCTGGGTATTGGTATCCATTCCGTAAGTTAAAGTTAATCCCACCAGTAGCACCCGATGAAGCCAGACGCGAAGAAACATTCCTTGAGGGTACAACCTTTACAACGGTATACGCACACTATTTATTTGATGTAAAACTAAGAAGTTCTATTTTTTATGGAATAGAACGAATTGAAACTTATCTTAAAGCAAAAATAGCTTACGAACTAGGTAAAGTATCCCCTACGGCATACAAAGATAAGAATATCATCCAATACAGACATCACTACCGACATGATACATGGCTAGAAAAGTTAGATTCTTTAATAGAGCGAAATAGTGATAAAGATTGTATACGATGGAATTTAGATAAGTATGGGGATATTCCTATATGGGCTATCGTTGATATTTGGGATTTCGGTACAATGTCTCGCTTCTACGGAATGCTTGAAGATAAATACAAACATCAAATTTGTAAATCGCTTGGCTTTCTAAAGCCTAACTCAGCAAATGTAAGAGATGGACTGAAAACAGCATTAGAGCATCTTAATACAGTTAGAAACAGGTGTGCCCACCATGCGCGTTTATGGAATACCGATTTTTCAGACTCAAAAATTAGCATCGATGTGTTAGATAATATTGATTTAACAGCCTCGCGCTTGTCTCCAAAAAGCCCTGAACTATCAAGAATGGCAGGTATCATATTTTTAATATGGAGTCTGACCAAGAGAATAAGTTGTAATTCTACATGGCTAAGTTCAGTAAATGATCATTTAGAAAAACATCAGGGCGTTATTCCGTTTAATTCAATGGGATTCGATAATAACAATATCTCAGGATTAAAAAATCTATTGGATAAGGAAAAAGAACAATCAGCCCAATCATAAGCCAACCCAAATCAAATAAACTTTAATGATTTTCAGGCGCGCTAGCAATAAGTTTTCGGACACGTTAGAAAGGTTGTAAATAGAGGCTGATAGCGACAAATATAGACATTAAATCCTAACAAATCCTAACGTTTTTCTAATGCCTAGATCCTAAGTTTTCCTAAGGTAAATTGCGCATTCAATGCTAAGATTTGCTAAGTTTTTTCACAATGAATTTTCAGTGATATGAAAGTAGTTAGCTAACCAGCTTGTCAGTAATATCTTTATGGCGCTTCCACGCTGAATAAATATCTTTATCCCACGCTTTACCTGCCTTAGTTTGATAGCCTGCCTCATTAATTCGTTCAGCAATAATGCGCCCATTGGTTACACCCTCAGACAGCACAGAATTAACCACAGAAACAACAGTAGACTCATTATAGGTATACGGTGGGATATCTGCCTTACCAGCAATTAAAGATGCCACAGACGATTCTAGGCGCTCCACTAGCGACAGTATGCGAGCGTCAGGATTACTGTCTGGGCGGTTTAGCTTCTCCTTGATAGCAGAGACTATCCATGCTGTTTTATCGCTACCAGAGTTCGATACAGCATCATTAAACAGGGTTTGTAGTTCAGCAGGGAGACGAAAGGCAATAAGATTAGATTTACTCATGATAATAGTCCGTTATTAACTCAGTGAGCGCTTATTATATCAGTGTATAACACTGTTATACAGATTAGAAAATGTATCATTGCTAGTGGATTTAACGAATAAGTCCATAACTTAAAGTTAGAGTAACCTACAGTAAAACAAGCAAAGCGTATTATTGCGCCTTGTAACTGATTGAATACATAGCAAAGCTCAAAAATGAGTGCTGTACTGTGGTGATTATCGCCATAGTCGGAAAGGGTAACAGTTGAAATGCTACCCTTGGTATCAAAACCACAAATTAGTGATTTTAGCTAAAGTAGCTAAATATTAGCCAATACAGCTAACCACATAAACATAGTGGTACTATGATGATCCGTTGGCTTTCAAACGTGAGGTATCCACTAAGGTATCCACCGAAAAGGCTATATTTTACTGGATACTTTACCCACTAAATGTTGACAATTGTTAACATCAGAACCTGACAAAACCTGACATCGTTTATTTATTTTAGGTACGCAGTGGGTATGTGTTTAATTCTAACGATTCGTTATAATCAAATAAAATCATGATGTTGTGGAAAAGTACGCAGAATGGTACGCAGCAAAATGATATTGCTCGCATCGGTAACTATTTGATTATTCCAAGGCCGTCACTTTGGGTTCGTGCGGAAATAGCGTATTTCAATCTGCTAACGTGGTTGCCATTTTGACGGTTGCCACTTTGGTTGCCAGCAAAACGGCATATTTTACGCTAGTGGATTGATAACCTTTGATTGTTCCAATTCAGCACAATCAAGGTATGGCGGAAATAATCACTCCTTTGAGGTATAGCCATGTTACAACGAGAAGCAATAGAAGCCGTTATGATGGAGTTAGCCCACCAGCAAGGGCAATCACTCAATGGGCGTGATCGGTTAGCGATTAGAACAGGTGTAGCACAGTTAATACAGGCTAAAGAACGTCACAGACGAAGAGTGACAGCACCTACATACCAATGGACGAAGCCAGCACCAAAAAGATAATAGGCCGCCTTAAAATTAAGGGGACGTGAGGCTCTGAAATTGGAGGCTCGTCACTGGCTGGCAATATTCTAATAATGGTTACGAGATAAAAGTAACCACAATGCAAATAAGCACTCTGAATAAATATCAATAAGTTATCTATGCTGAGAAATAAGATTACAACAAAGAGCTACGGCAAGATTACGGCAAGGTATTAACAATCAGGTTTCAAGCGGTCAATTTGACCGTTAGCAATAAAAACAATGTGTTGCCAACTTTTACCATTGGTCACTGAAACGATGACCAATGAGCTTTAATCTGGTTTTGTGACAGAATTAAGTATTATCAATCAGTTGTATTTTGATTCCGTCGATTTATCGGAATTAAGTATAATCAACAGGTTATATCTACATACGGGATAATCCCGTATCATCATGGATAAATTAACGTTTAGATCACCCCTAGAAATTGGAATTATTATCCGATCTTTCAGAGTCCCATTAGCATTTTATTTTAACTAATGGCTTATATTGTGATGGTATCAAGATGAATAAACCAGAAATGAGAAAAACAAAATCAATCAAGATCACCACGTCAGGAACGGTAATAAAAGCCCCTGAACGAGTTAAAACAGCCACTGGTAAAGTTATGGCCACGATGACTATTCAGGCTGAGAGTGACAAGCGTAGTCCATACCCATTAAAAATAGTGGCATTCGATATTAACGCGCTGGAGCTAATGACCTGCCAGAAAGGAAATAAAGTCACGGCCACAGGTCGCTATGAATGGTTTAATGGTTATCAGCTAACAGGGGCGCAGATAGTTGCTGGTTAGTAAAACTTAGTATCAATAAGCTGATTTGAAATCGGTAAAGCTAAAGAGGACATTTTACCTCTTTAAACTAACCCACAATCAGTTACCTACCTTTAACCGACCCTCTTTAAGATGACCAGTTCAACTAACCAAAAAATATCGAGGTAGTTCGAATATAGCCACCAGCCTACCTATTCTGTTTTGTACACCTCATATTGAGGTGCGCAAATTAACCACACCTTTTAAAGAGGGTAGCCTATCGGATGAAAAATACTTTTCGGTTGCTATCGTTCCGTTTGAAACGGAGGCGGTAAAAAACGCGGTGAGATTACGGTGAGGGTTATTTCTGGTTGGTGTTTCGTTATCTGCAATAAAATCACTATTAATGATATTTATGCAACACTAGTAGCTTTGGGAAAACTGAAGCCTGAACTTCTTAACTTTTGAGTCACAAAATAAAAAGGGGGCATAATTGGGGGCATGATACAAAATTGAATGAAATTAAGATGTTTATAATCAATGTCATACGTCGTTATATTGAATCCTGTAGGGGTACCATTTAAAATCAACACCTTATGCGATTTTTAAAAAAATCTGCGAGATATGCGGGTCAAGTAACGGGTCAAATTAGCATTACCATTTTTCACTTCTAACCCACTCTTCATAGACATGCTCTGGCTAATCTAAAAATGTGCCGGCTTTCGTTTTTTGTGGTTTTGGAAACTCCTTTCTCTTTGCATACATTCTCCATAACGTAGTTTTACTTTTCTCTGTCAACTAAATTGGGCTGTGTTGATAACAGTATTGAAACGCCACTCGACGTTAATAAACAGTCACTTATTTGGGACGACTCTGCAGTTATAGAGGACGGTTCTATTCTCGTGAGAATACGTGAGATAGAAGAAGCACAGAAAGCGGAAAAAATGCAGACAGAAAGAAGAGGAAGAAAGCTAGGATAGCATAAATAACATTCATTCATATTAATATAAAAAGATAATCACAATATAATAAATCTTTATATTGTGATTATCAATTATTCTAAAAATTAGACACCAAAGTTAAAAGTGAGAACAGCCTCCCCGATAAAATCTAAACCATTAGATAAATCTATTCCTTTTTTACTTAATTCATCTTTAGATAAAATAAAGGTACCATTTGAATTACCATGCCTGAAATTTGATTGGAAAACTTCACCTGGAATTAGAGCCAAGGCATTTTTATCAACACCTGATTGTTGTTCTGATGTCCAACCATTAGTTGGCCCTTTGTATAGGACGTTGTTGTAGCTTTTTCCTGTAATTGCAACATCGTTTGCCCGTGAAATAAATGCTGGTTTACCATCGACCGTAGCATCACTCCATATGAAATCAGCCGCTCCAACTGTATTTTCAGGATTTGCTTTATCAACTAAATGAAACCATTCTGACGTATTATTAACACTTAATTCCGTGTCACCATAAGTATCAGACGCAACAAATGTTAAATATGTTTTTGCATCGCATTCAACCGTAACGACATTATGAGCTACAATGCCAGAGTAAGAGTAAATTTTCGATTGAGGGATAAGTGATGGGCTTATTCTTCCATAATCAAAAAGGACATCACTTTGTGTCGCCCCATTAATAGTACAAGTTGGCGGCTTAATATCACCGTTGATTTTTAAGTTAGCTACAGGGGATTTAGCCAACACTGGCGTAGATATTATCGCCAGCATAGTAAGGCTAAGTAATACTTTTTTCATAAAATTATTCCTTTTTAGAGGATAAATAACAAAGCAATATTATATAATACACATTCTGTTTATTTATTTAATGTTAAAAGAATATGTATTTTTAATATGTCTAATTAAGACTTTCTTAAATTGAGTTTATTTTACTATCCGATATTATTTAAAAGAAAGAATTAAAAATAGAGTGTTAACTTAGATGTGGTAAGTGTGGGTTTTATATTGATTAAATAAGACGTGTAATTAGATACTCTTATTTTGATGGTTTTATATTGCCATATAAATATAATTAAATTAACAAAATTTAGAACACTTATCTTTAATAAAATCCTCTTCTTTATTTTTTGCTTGCTATAAGCCCTTGTGATGGTTAAATAGAATTGTAAATTTTTGTTTAATTATCATAAGGGCTTTTTGATGAAAAAAATATTTATGGTTGCCGTTATATCTTCCTTATTAGTTGGCTGTAAGGTTGATTTAGAAACGAAAATAAATACAGATAACTTATTGTCTAGTGAGCAAAATATTGTTAAAGGAGATATTAATTTCGAAGTCTCTTCATGTAATGATTTTGAAGACTCAAGGAAAGAGTCTAAGTCATTGATAGAATTAAAAAATAAAGTTCCTGAGATTTTCAGAGATGCGGAATATGTTGAATGTTATAAGCAAAAACTTAATTCATTCGCCCATTTCTCAATACCTGTTGGTGTTGGCAAGGTTGAAGACGGCCAAAACACTGTTGATACGGATCTAATGGTCTTCTCTTACAAAGAGATATTGGCGGGGGTTTATGCTTCAGAAGGGGTAATTAAAAGGATCAAGCAAGCAGAAAAAAATTCACATCAAAAGATGGATTTTAGTATCAGCATTATTCTTATGCCCGGTAACGTGAAAATGGATAAGGTAGTTGCGTTAGGCGTGACATTTACTGGAGATACATCTAAAAATGATCCAGTATTAATAAGCAGAATTAAATTTGGCAATAAACCACTGACTTTTAAATTATCAGATGTGTCAGTAAACCAATTAATGCAATACGGTATGGTTCCATTCTTAGTAACTCCTGAATATTTCACACTATATAAGTAACAGATATATCATCATATTAAAGCCCTTTAACGGTGAGTTGGGGCTTAATTATGATGAGTAAATAGTTAGTCATTGACAAGTTGGCATTGGAATTAAAATAGTTTTTGGACACCTTAGAAAACCCATAAAGACGGTCTAAAAAATTGATATACAGAACATCAATAACGCACTGTGCACTGATAACGGGTTATTAGTCGCCAATCAATGAGGTAAAAATCTTCTGATAAATTGCACGTACAAGGCTCTGTTTTTTCAGGTTATAATCTTGAGTCGTCTTTACATTATGCTTAGCAAACTGTTTAATCGTCGCATAATTGGCTAAATCATCAGGATGTGTTGTTAACCATTGCTTGAATAATAGGTGGCGCCAATGTTCGGGACAATTTTTTCCAAATACATGTAAGTTAACCATCGGATTACTCAGTTTAAGCATACGGTGCTGATACCATGAAGGTTCACGAATAATGAGTTCATAGCCCAATGCCTCTAATTGGGGAATATAGGACGATTCATCTTTAGGATTTTCTATAATTAAATCGATATCGATTATTGGCTTAGCAGCCAATCCTGCAACCGCAGTAGATCCTATGTGCTCAATTGATAATGCTATATCTGACAATGCATTCTGAATTAACAATTTTTGTTCATTAAATTGTATAAGCCAATTAGGATTATGGGGGACAATTTCAATGTGTATTTGGGCAGGTTTCCCTTTAACCCAAGGGTTTTCCGTCGGATCACCTTCTTCAAAAGTGCAAATATCCATTTTTTGTTGTGGTGTAAATTGATCTTTAAACATGACAATATCTAATCCCAT